TTACAGAGGTGTTAAAGTATAATCACCCGGTGGCACAACATAGGTCGGGAGAGACGGCGACCAGCTGATGGTATCAGTAAGAACATCCCAATCTTGAGGCGGTATAAAGCCTGGACTATTGAGTATACAGATAGTATTGCCACTCTCCTTGACTGCCCACTCGCGCATATCAGGGGCGCTCAGGAATAAGTCTTCATTAGTAGGCAGCGTGATAGTGTTCAGAAGTTGCAGGGGATGCTGTATGTAAAATCCCACGTCCCTAGATTGTACATCGCGAATATAATATAACAAGTACCTATCCGCTATATCCAATTTCACGTTCATCACCAATGTCCCCGTGTTTGATGAGAAAAATTGGAATTTATCGGGGTTTGCTATCTGCCATTGACCATCGATCTTCACAAAGGCCATCAAGCGGTAATAAGGGTTAACCGTAATGTCTACGTCAGTACCAGCTATGGTGAAATCCAACTGGGCCGGCCACGCATCTGTAATGTCAACATCTGGAGAGTCCACCACAAACGATCCTAATGACACAGGATTAGCGTTAGAACCGACCAAGGCCTGCATTGTATAAATACCGGCGTCTGAAAATACCATGTCCAATGACCATTCTCCCTTATTCGCGTCAAACTGGGCCGTTACCTGTGGGATCATTGCAGAATTAACATCCTCAGTTGAAAAAGCAAGCGCTGAATTGAAGTAGCAGTTAAATACATCCTGTGCGTTGAAGCCCGGTATAACAAGGGAGCAGTTCTGCCCTACTATGAAATTACCTTGCTTTTCCATAGGCAGTCCATGGATATCTATTCTCATAATAGGCATATACTTATACATTAGTTCAGCAATTCTCACAGATGCGCTACTCAGCGTGGTCGACTCGAGCAGAGCTAGCTTGGTCCAGCGCAGATCATATGATAGTGGTACCCATGTAATAGAGCAATTTGGCCAAGCAGCACGGCATATGCGCTCCAATGAATCCATGTCAGAATATGGTTCATCTCTCCCGAACTTGGGAAATTTGTATCGCTTGTTAGTCTGATCTATTTCCAAGTATCCCTTGATTGTTCGAATCACATCCGTAGGACAGTTAACCTGAATCAGCAGGACATTAGCCGTACTCCTCGTAAGTACCCTGACTAATTGCTGAAAGGCCGCGTCAAACGTCATGGATTTTCCAGCAGCGGCGGCACCTAAGGACAGCATACATGTTACGATATCGCCGCGCACGCCTGTAATCCAGCCATCGCTCAAATAATCAAGTTCTAGGAAAGTCGTGCGCACATTCCAGCAACCATTAGGTTGCGCAGTCGGCCTTATGTCCACACATGTTACTGGGGATGTTGACGGTATTAACTCCAAAATCTTCGCCTCTGGTCCAGTACCGAGATCTAATACCACATCACCATCATACACGGCGCTGGATACTTCAAAGTTGTACATCATCGTCAAGCAGACATGAGGTGACGCGCCATTAATGTTATCAAATAGGACAGGATTGGACGGAAGTATCGTACGCGCCTGGACTTCTAGGGATCTCGGATCTATGAGCGGCAAGTAACGTAAGCGAGCCTTCCTTCTTGCTGAGGCAGGAGATCTCCTCGACGTAATAGTCAACACCCTTGCACCATGAGACTCGTATATGGCTATGGATTTACGTGCATTTCCCACATTCGCACATAACCCCGATATCCCAACACGAGCAGCTTGTGTCATATTCGAAAAGCCAGGATTCTCAATGCTAATTATCTCAATTCCCGTCACAGATGACCCGTCATCAACGTAACCAAATGATGGCAGCTGACGTGATATAGCGGACAATGTCTCATATCGGTAGAAGTGATCCACTAAGAAGAAATAAACACCAGACGTCCAAGTCAATGCCGATTGTTGGTGCACACCAAAAGCCACGAAGAAAACCTCAACGTTATTAGTCACAAATGGCTTTATCAACATGTATGATGTAACATTGGGGAGAATCTTTTGCTCTATGTAATGCCAGACGGTGCGTGTTGGAAAATTGATCTTCATGACGAACGATCCGCCTGGAGCTGTAGCATGCACACACGAATCTAGTAAACTCTCAACTAATCCTGATGATATGCTAAGATCGTCATGGCCATCGACTACTTGATCGACATCCGAATACACGAACTGGTAATCACCTGATGGGAATGGTCTCGCTAAATCCACGATCGCACCTTTAGCGACATCGTACCCAAATTGTCTAACTGATGATGGTGGAGGCACGCCGCTAATTTTACCCTGCATCCACGGTTCGATCACCAATGGCTGATCCGCTCCCGAATGACCAGCTGACGCGCCAAAGTACGCGACGGACTGCCCTGCGCGGAGGTACTCCTTCCCAGTATTCGGATCGATAGCCTGATATGCATGTTTCAGTACTGCCGTGTCTTTGACCAGGGATCGATCACCAACTTTTCGCGCTAAAGAGAACAGACTACGACCATATTGCTCATCTCCATCAAAGTACGTGTCCGGTAACTGCGGCAGCTCGGATGATAGCACCACCCGATGACTACGATTGTAATCAACGTAATACGAAAGGGCCTCGCCAATCCATATGCTGCCATAGTCAGGACGTAATGGTAACTGAGTCAATTGACTAACCATCGCGTCTCCTTCGTCTACTGCCACTTGGTCAATGGTGTACTGAGGTAGCCACTGCACTGGAGCGGGAGTATCACTTAATGACTGGAGAGCGGATATTCTCATACCCAAGCGTAGCTGATTCCTTCTGACATAGCCGTATTGTGTAGCTCCGTCAACCACGGATGGTGAGTCATAAGCTATCTGAACATATCGTTCCTGAGGCCATAAAGGCGTCTCATTTATACCATCTGACACCACTTGACTCACAAAGCTGGAAAGCCAGCGGTTTGTTAGTTGTTTGGGAATTGGCCTAGCTAATTGATAGCCATTTGTTGCCAGTAATGATAACACACCCAAGCGGTACGTCAACGAGTCCTCGCCAACATATTGAGCACCCCAACGTAGATGATAGCATTGATCCAATCTTGTGACAGGTTGCGCCGACCTAGCTCTTACGTTGGCCGCGAACTGCTCTAAACAAGATTCAAGCAACAGCGCATCAGTAGCGTTAATGATGTGAGGAGGTGCGCTGACCATTTGTGTTAAAGTGCCTAAAATGTAATGATTTCCGTTGGTTGGCTTATCGTAATGCACTAGGACGCCCGCCGACGAATCATGTGTCCAGAAAAACCGGTCTAAAACCTCATATGTATCACTGTAGAATGCCTTTGCGTAGTCCGACAGATCTTTAGCGAATAGTGGGGGGTCATCGTCATCGTTGGAGTAATTGTTCATCTGCAAATATTTCCGCCCTGCAGCAACTTCTAAGACCTCCCCATGAGATTGAAAGAATTGAGAAAGCGCTGCACCTGTTCCAAGTAGATCGCTTATCATAGTATCGTTCACAATCAATAGGGGCAATAAGTCGTAGAAGGCTTGGTTTGATAGAAAAGCACCAACAAGAGCATTCGCCACGAAGACGTTGACACGATCATGATTATAAGTACTGATCGGGTAAATTCTTAGAACCTCATATTTCAGTACACGGAGTTTCTCTTTCATAAATTGCTCCCACTGCGAAAAAGTACCGGGAAAGCCATACAACTGTGTGTCAAACACTAGACCTTGCAATGGTCTGAATAATTGAACAGCGACAATCTCATTGGTCCGTTGATTACGTAGGGGTCTCCAAGGTTCTTTCCCAACTGAAGCATCTAAGTCTGAGTAAAAATCGTGTAACGTATAGTGACGAGTTCTCGTCTCAATAGTGGGTGACGACAGTGAATCTGCAAGTCTCACTCCCCAAACGTTCGCCAT